ACACAAAGACGGCAAGATGTTGAAACTAGAGATACTCGTGGTTATGCTCTGTGCAACCCTTGCCAGCGCGCTTATCGCAGATCTTTTCCAGCACCTTCAGAGAGCTGTTCACTCAGAGAAGAAAAAATTTCTGCAAAGTCAGCCTAAAACGCATGAACTGATCAAGGGAGTTGTAGAGGTCCCTTCTGGTTTGGATGCTAGCCTAATTGGGTTTGTGGAGACTCAAAACTATACTGACAGACTGACAGATGGGGTTGACCGTGAGATGGACTGCTCTGGTGGGAGAAAGACTTTCTTGGCACTGGACCCTGGTCAGAGAAAACTCAGCAACCTATCATGTGGCACTGGCAAGGTGTTAAGCAGAGACTGCAGTTACTGTGCAACAGGATCCCCTCCAGTGCTCAACCCACCACACAAGGTAATCATGTATGATGACATGATCTGCCAGTTCGAGAGTGATGCCACTAGCAGACTCAAGCAGCCTCAAGGAACTTACTGCAGTGTTGGAGGGGTAAAGGTTAAAGACTGCTCAGGACTCATTGAAAACACAGTAGAGAAAATAACTTGGGTTCTCCTTAAAGAGAAGATCATATTTTTAGAGGGTCATTCACTCAGCTGGAGAGAAGGACCTTGGTTCTCACTGTTTGACTGTAAAAATACAACTGAGACCACGGACCCATGTGACATAAACGTTTGTAAGGCTGGGAAATGCACTGGGGATGCCATATACTGTTCTCAGTTTTCTTGTGAGAAGTCTAGTCCTGAGTGTAAATGTACAAGAAATCTTGTACCAGGCATCTTGCATGTCACTATTGGAGACAATACTGTGGTCCCGAAATGTTTCGGTCATTCAAAATGGGTGGTCCAGCGCCAGAGAAAATTGCTATCTGTGCAAGTGGCCAAATCTTGCTTAGATTGCTCTGTTGAGTGCAGAGTAGGTGCATTACATGTAGTGGTTAGGCACTTTGACCCTGGGTACTATCAAGTGTGCTTGGGCCCAGTGTGCTATACTGGTGAGGCATCCTCAAAAGAGTTTGACATACCAATCCACCCAATGTCACGAATAAGCACTGAAGAGGTCTCACTCCAGCTATGGTCTTCGACTAAAACTGACAGGTATGATCTGCAAACATCCTGTCATCATCTCTCTGCATGTGACTTGATTAACTGCTTTTTCTGCAAAGCGAACTGGGTGAATGTGCACTGCTTTCGAAGAGAAAAATGGATCATTATTGCAATAGTTTTATCCATCACATGTGTCTGCGTGGGGATGGTGCTAAAAGCAGTTCAGAGGATTGTTAGCTTCTTGGCATGGATGCTGGGCCCTGTACTATGGTTTGTCAGAGTGATATGCAGGTGCTCTGGCAAAAAGCTCTTCATGAAGGCCCAGAAAGCAAGACTAGTACTGCAGGAGCTAGACGAAGAATCGCAAAGTCTAATTCAGTTACCTGAGACTCATATTGCAGTACCATCCAGTCCTAACAAGGGCTCAAGGACTGCCAGAAAAAACAAGGTCCTTCTCATGGTATCCTTAATCAGCATAATGACTCCTGTCCAATCCTGCTCTGATTCGGTTAAGCTAATATCTCTTGCTAAGGATTGCACTCAAGTTGAGGCAAATAGATACTCCTGCTCTTTCAGTTCTACTGCATTAATTCCTGTGGCTCCTATCGGCCAGACTTCTTGCATCCTGTTGACTAGCCAGTCTGGTGAAACCTTGGGAGTAATGAAACTTAAGACAATTGAGGCAAAACTTTCTTGCTTAAAGAGTGACTTGTACTGGATCCCTCGTGCAACCCACCAGTGTTATGGCGCCAGAAGATGCCGACTAGCAGCTTCATGCACTGGAGAAAATTGTATGAAAATGACAGAAAATGACTTCTCTGCAGAGTGGGGTTCCAGGGAAACCATAATGAACAGGCTTGGGTGGAGTTCATGCAACCCACAGTGTGGTGGAATTGGCTGTGGATGTTTTAATGTGAATCCTAGCTGTTTTTACCTCCGGAAGACATTCACAAATCAAGAGTCTCTGGTTTTCAAGGCATTTGAATGTTCATCATGGACACACTCAGTCCAAATTAAGGTCTCATTTAATGATACTGATTCCACCTTATTCCTTCAGCCAGATTCACCACAGAAAATGAAATGGGGGAAAGTTCAATTAGCTAGCATAAGCACAGCACCCAATGTGGGATTCTCTGAATGTTTTTTCGAAGCACAGAATGGGGACATCTTCCATTCACCCTGCAACAGGAGGGGAGAGGTTAGTCTAGGTAAGCTTGGAGAAATACAATGTCCTACCTCCTCAGATGCCATGCAAATATCTCCGAGCTGTTTTTCAGACCAATCAATAATCAACCATTTAATAAACAAGGACGTTGTCCATTGCACAAGCCAGCTGGTTGATCCCAAGGAGATCATGAAAAAGAACAAGTTGCCGGCAACAATTGGAGGCACAATTTTTTATCCAGGGAAGTCCTCAGTTTATGCTTCTTCCTCCTCCAGAGTTTCTGCAACAATGTTGGTGAAGCTTAATGATGTTCACATGTTTAGCTTGTCAGACAGAAACAAGTGCTCAAGCAGATTCTTAAATCTGACGGGCTGCTACAACTGTGAGGCTGGGGCTATCCTGAGAATGGAATCAGTCACTGACTTTGGCACTGCAGATGCCATTTTAGAGTGCCCAACCATAGGATTGCTCTCATATTTTATAAGCACAGCTTCTCTCAGTATTACAGAAACCATCATTCATCTGAATAAATCGAAAATAAATGTAGAATGTACTGTAACCTGTCCAAACAGTGTGGAGAAACTGACTATCTATGGCGAATTGGCTTACTTGAAAGATCTAGACTTCCGACATCACAATGAGACCACTACACCGATAGTGCAGAGAAATGACGGTGGAATTGACTGGTTTGGGTGGCTGCATTTTGGTTGGATGCAGTGGGTGTGGGCCATTGTGGGAGTAGGGCTAACTATTGTAGGTGTAGTGATTGGGTTCTTCTTACTGCGGTTTCTGTGTTCTAAAATGAAAATCCTGTAGTGGAGTCCTTGATTACTAATTGGCGGTTCTTCAAAATTCGGGAGGTTCTCATGAACTTACCCATCAAATGGCAGGGACTGAATTTAGTGGGGCACCACATGAGACACATTTCCGGACTGTACGACTACAGAAAATTTGTTCAAAATCTTGCCGGTCTTTGTGT